AACATAATATCTTGTATCTGGCTTTGGGTTTTTACATCCGAATAAATAGCTACATTTGCAAGAGAGCCTTCAAAATATTCACCACCTGGTTGCCTACCTATCTCTCCTATTGTTCCAGTAAAGCTATTAATTGTATTTGTGCCACTACCATCAAGAGAGCCATTTAAATAAATTTTAGCACTACCATCTGAAACATCTACAGTAACAGAGGCATGATACCATACTCCAGTAGATAAAGATGTACTACCAGCAATATTACTACCATAGGTACTGCTATATACTTTGTATCCACCAGAACCACCATTCCATATTAATAAACTTCTTCTTTCACCAGTAGCTTGATCACCCCAATTAACTACTATTGAAGTTTGAACAACATCTAACTTAAACCACGCTGAAATAGTGTAGTTACCAGATTCTTGGAAAGGAAAAGATATATAATCATCTGTACCATCAAACGAGGTACTACCACTTGCTAATGCTACTGCACCTTTTGGTGTGGCTTTATCTTGGATTCTTGGTAAGAAAGGAGAACTGGCAGAATAGGCATCTGTTAAGGTTGTTGCACCTACGATTGTACCATTATTAGTTCCCTGTGAATCTAATGCAGATACTGGATATACATTTATATTTGATATTTCTATTGTAGAATCACTTGTGATAATCTGTATTCCTATACCAGAACCATTAGAAGTAATTTCTTGCGATACTAAAGTTGCATCTCCAGATAATCCAGTATTACTTAATGCTATTTGATTTACAGAACTTCCAATATAAATATAATTACTTGAACTGTCTGTTCTATATGCAAACTCTACTTTATACTTTACTCCACTTAATGCATTTTGTTGATATATGTTTCTTACTCCAGTAGCTGTAAATCTTAATGTTGTAGAATCAAAATTAGCAACAGAACTTAAATCCACTATTGTATGTGTAGGTGTACCACCACCAGAGCCACTCCAGCCAGTTGGTTTTGTTGATCCAGATGCTCCTGTCCATAAATCACCATTAGTTACCACATCGCTACCAAATCCTGTATCTTTTAAATTATACCAACTAACCAAATTGGTTAATTCAGTACCTTTTAAATCTGCATATTGTCCTTTCCAGTAAATACTTTCTATTTCACTTGCAGATAAAGCACGATTCCAGATGCCGACATTTGCTATAGAGCCATCTGAATATGTTGATCCAGACCGACCTATTTCTACATTAGCACCAAGATTTTCCATAGCTACATAATTACCACCACTTCCAAGATTAACAGCAATTTGACTACCATTAATATATAATTTTATTCCAGCATTAGCAGAAGTACCACCAACACCAGTATAAGTACAAGAAACATGAGTCCATTTACCTTCATAAGATGTTATAGCTGAAGCTGAACTAACTAACTCATATGTACTCCCTAAACTTTCATCAAACAATTCTAAAGATAATAAATCTGATCCATGAGAGTATAGCCTATATTCTGCATCAACATTGTACGATCCTTTTGATACGATTATAAAATCAGTAGCATCATTCATATTGATCCATGCTGATATACTGAAAGCAGAATCTGTTGACCCATCTCCAAATGATAAACTATCTGAATCAGCTATAGATATATAATCATCAGTACCATCAAAAGAGGTAGCACCAGATAGGAGTAGTTCTGGACTATTATCTTTAAATGGATAATATAGTTTTAATCCATCACGAACAAATGATGCGATTGCCTTGCCTAATCGAACAAGACCTAACCCAAGACCTAATCTCATGGGTTAATAAAGAAAGATTATTGCTGTAGTTCCAGTAGCAGCATCACCCGTAGTGGTTGCTCCTGTCGCCCGAATAGGAAGGATCGAGCCTGCTAATGTACCTGCAAAGGTTACATAACTTCCGTTGACATAGAATTTATAATCTCCATCTACACCAATATACACCGCGCGTGATTCATCATTGGTAGTGTTGGTGTTGTTGATTAAGACAGCGGATGCTGCAGGGGTAATTGCTTTCTGTACTGAAAAATCCCTAAAAGTTCCCATATTTTCCTCGCTTGTTTAGTGTTGCAACGCTCTAAGCCTATGGTTAAGCATGAATGAGCTTTGTGTTCATTAGTATTAACTATTTATTTCTTTGTTTGTTCCTAATTATATGCGGAAGACCACACAGTAAGAAGTTCGTCATGCATTTGTAATCTTTGATATGCATTTTCACCAATAGTCTTTCTTAATTTCTCTAGTCTTTCAGCATAGACAATATCTGATTTACCTGGAGCTACTTTAGATTTTGATAATAGTTGTCTTCCTCTAATAGAAGATGAAATACTTTGCGTGTCTTTACCTGTTTGATCAATAGCAGCTAAAATATACTCATTAACTTTTTGAGGGTCTTCACTTGCACGAATAGCATTATATGCTTTTTTCATTCCAGTACGAAACTGTTTTAATTCTTCATCTGGATTGCTTATATATGTACCACCAAATTTATTTTTAAATCTCCAACGATAGTATGCTTTAATTGCATTATCATCTTTTTTAGATTCTGGGTTTCCAAAACCCATACCTACCGCTATATTACTTGCAATTCGATTTGCTGGAAAATATCTTTTGGTAACTTCGGTTACTCTATCCATTGCCTCTAAATAAGTATATTTTCCTTTCCCGCTCAATGCTTTTTCTAATTCAAGTATAATGGATACAGGATAAGATAATTCTAAAAAGTTATCTGCTAACTTACCTTCTGCGGTTGATTGAAGTATTGATCCATATACGCCTGCAAAAGAAGTATATGCCCAGGATTCTAAGAGAAACTCTAAAGGATTTTGTTGCACCTCATTCCACTTAATTTCTACATTATCTTTACCACCATAAATATACGCTAGTAAAAATTGAGTAGCTGCACCTGATGCTGTGCTTCCAAGAAATTCACTTGCTACAATACGATTTGCATCTACAAATTTTTTATAATCTTTTTCATTAACTGCTTCTTTAGATGCTTCTGCATATACTTTTGTAGTGCGCAGTAATGATCTAAGTTTCATTTGAGAATAAGTTTCAAACGCAGATAATGTAGTAAAAATCCTATTTCTTTCTAAACGAGATTGTTCACCAGTTCTTTGTGCGCCACCAGTAAGATACGATGGAGCGCGTCTAATTACACTATCATAAGCTTCTTTTGATGCCTGTCCTTTCGCTATTGATTCTGCTTCTGATCTCGTATACCCCATTTCTCGAAGCAATAGAGCATCCTTTGAAGTTCCCTTACCTTGTTTAAATTTAGCTACTTTTTCTACAGCAACTTGAGCAGCCAATACTTCTTGAAATTCATTAATATATTTATAGCCAAATCCTCTTCTCTGGAGTTCGTTAACGCCACGAATAAAAGACGAATAAGGTCTATTTGGATCAATAGAAAGATTAGCAATATCTACAGTAATTGCACCTTGAGCTTCTAGTGCTTTTCTTGTCACATTAGGACTTGTGCTTAATTTAAAAATGCTTTTTAATAACGCAGGCATCCCACCAAATTTTCGCACATTACCTAAAGGTTCAGCTATATTAGGGATAAATGATCCTGAGAGCGTACTTTGTTTGATGAAGTTATAAGCACTTTTTGCACCTCTTACAACCTTAGAACCTGTAAACCCTGCATCCATATATGATGTCTCGACAGGCGCGCCACTCAATGCACGAATCATTTCATGGAACTCTTTAACACTACCACCTTCTTCACTAATCTGTTTTTTTAATTTATTAACAATACTTGTATTAGCTAATTCTTGTCCAAAAACACGAGCTACTCCAATACGACTTTCACCTGTATCTGCTAATCTTCTCGCGTATTCATAAGGTCTATATTCTACTAAAGGGACTAACTCACCATTTACTTTAATTGCATGAGGAATGTTTTTCCATTTCCTACTGTGTTCAGCTTGCGTAGTCCTTGTAGCTGATTCTGGAGAATCGCTACTCATATTGTCTTTAAGTTCACTAAAATATTTTTTTACATTTTCGTTAGAGACACCACTTGCTTTAGCAAACTCATTGACTAAAATATTAAATTCTTGTGAACCTATTCCCTTATCTAAAATTCTATAAAACTCTGAAGACATAATTCTTGGAGCAATATTTCTTCCAATCACTTTAAATGGCTTAACAACTCCATCTTTACCCTCTTGCATAATTTCATTTTGCTCAAATATCCTACCTCTTTTTTCAATTAAGTCTCTTTGAGCTTCTACTAAAAGGAGTTCTTTTCCGTTTACTGATATTAAACCTTCTATTGCTGCGTGCATACGATTCATTAAGATTTTTTTACCATTCACTTCAACTTCTACAAACCTGGCTAAATCTTTAGCAGCTTTACCACTACCGCTTGCTTTTAAGGCAATATCTAAGACATTGCTTAATTGACCATGTACTTGTTTTTGTATATCTACCACTCTTCTTCCGAGCTGTGATGCTTCTTTAGAAGTAGGTGTACCTACATTCCCCGCACGTTCAATAACATCAGAAGTAAACCAATTAAAAAATTTAGAAAACGTACCTTGAGTTTTAGATATTGGTAAAGTAGATACTTGGTTCACTTGTATATTGTCTTTCACTTCTAATTTTTCTAAACGATCCATTGCATTATTATATAATCTGTCTAACTCTGCATCTGTATATTTTGTAGGTTTTCTTTTTTCAGAACCAAAGAGATTTTTTAACATCTTCTTACTAGGGATTCCAAGAAAAATTTGCATCTCTATCCCATTTGATTCTGCCCTTTCTTTTGTATCTCTTTGTAGTTCTTTAATTTTTTGCGATGATGTTTCTAGTCTTTCTCGTTGAGTATCGGTAAGGTTTCCTTTTTTTAATTGCTCTTGATTAGACCTTAACGTAACATCTAAATCGCTATATTGTTTTTGTAATCCAAGACCGACTTCTTTTTTCTGACCTTCTAATAATTCTACTGGCTTTAATTGTTTTTCAATAGCCTGAACCGCTCTTCTTCCTACATCAGCAGGATGTAAAGGAACTTCTAACATAGGATCAGGAGTAAATTGTCTATTAAATACATCCTTACCTTCTAAATAAGATTCTAATTCTGCTTGTTCTACAACGCTCCTTAACTTCTTATAGTCAAAATCTATTTTAGATAGTTCAGCATCAATAAAAGCAACTCGTTCTTTTCCTAGTTCTGGCGGACTTAATGGAACATCTTGATATGGATCATACTCAATTTCTCGATTTAAAATATCTCTTTTCTTGAGCCATTCATTATATTCCTTAATCTCTGACTTATCTCGTGTATCTAGCTGAGATTCAATTTCATTAATTTTTTCTTGAAATACTTTACGCCTATTTGAAATTTCTGCTTTTAATTCTGTAGGAGTTCTAGGATCAATTTCCCTACTTACACTTTCCGTTTCTATCTGCTCAACTCCAATTTGATTTAACCGCTCTACTTTAGCATCTATTTCTATTTGCAATTCATCTAAAACTTTTTGTTCAGTTCTAGATTTCTCTAATGCATCCATGTTTTTAGATAAACGATTTACATCTTCATTTAATTGGACTCTTTCTGGTTTTATTGATAGAATATCGGATGGTTCTTGAGTAACTTCTTGCAGCTTAATATCAGTAACCTTTCTATCTCTAACAACAGGTCGTGTTTCATATTGAATTACTCTAGATTGTTTAGTTTTTTCTGGACTTCTACCTTCTAAAGCTAGTTCTAAAGATGTTTTAATTTCTGTTCCAATTTTGTTTGCGACTACATCTATAGGTTGACCTGTTCTTTTTACTTGTGTTTCAATCACATTAGCTATAGGCTCAATAATCGTATCTCTTTGATATTTCTTATATTGATTTAAGAATTTTAATCCAACTATAGTAGCTGCTGCATCAATAAAACCTTGTTTTGTAATTTCTTCACCTTCTAATACTGGAGCTACAGTACCAAGACCAAAAACCTCACCTAAAAACTCACCCGCTTTTCCTTTCATTGACCCAGCCATTCCTAATGCCCCAACTGATCCACCTAAAATCGCTCCTTTCATTATTGCAATAACTGCTTCTATAAGGTCAACTTTACCTGTATATTCTAATTGACTAGTAATATCTCTACCTGCATCAAAAGCTGCAAAGCCTCCTGCTCCTCCTGTAATTTTTTCTAATGCAGTTTTAGCTAATACTCTAGCTTCATTAATTGGTATATTACCTTTTGTAGATATAATATTTGCTGCTTTATCTGCATATTTACCAACTTGTTTTAAGTTAGCAGCCTTTCCACCAAAAGAAAATAAAGCTGCATCAGCAGGCATCAACATTGCGACTACCCCAGAAGCTAGCTCTTCTTTCTTACTAAATGGATAATTATCTAAATTAACTTGTTGCTTTAATCCTACCATCCTAAACACAGAGCCAGTAATAGATTGCTCCATTGCTAAATTCACAAAATTAGGTGGAGTTCCGCCTACACTAGTAACTACTTTATCATATGCATCAGCCTCACTTAATCCTTTTTGTTTTTCTTTAGCGACTTCTCGTTTAAAAAATAATTCATTTTGAGCTGAAGCAATTTCTTCTGCGGATAATTTCTTTTCGGGTTCTGTAATGATATATCCATAGTCTTGAAGCATTTTTTTACCACCAGGTTGCACTAATAAAGCTTCAGGATTTTCATTAAAAAATGGTAAAGGTCTTACAGATGCACCAGGAAACACTGTAGCTTTAGGTTTTTCAGGTAATGCAGAAAATGTATATTTAGGAGATACAAATACTTCATTAGGATTTATTTCTGGTGCAGTAGTTGATACTTTTGCTTCAAATGTATCATAGTTACCTATGTCAAAATTTTGTGATACTTGATCATAAAATCTTTTTCTTGAATCAGGGTTTTGCATCTTACTAGAAAATGTATTGAAATCACCAATATCATATTTAGTAGATACTCCATCATATAATTTTTTAAGAGATTCTTGTGGCATTAAAATTCTATCTTTTCTTTTATAGTAGTTGGCATAGTTTCATTTCCTAAACTCATTTCTGTACTTCTTTTTATTAATTTATCTAGCACTTTTTGCTTTTGTAATTTTTCTTCTTGAGATAAAGGAGGAAAACCACTAATACTTCTTCTGATTGGATTTAGTTGATCTTGTAGGTTTTTAATAGATTTTTGAAGTGATGCAGCTGTGGGTTGTTTTTTAGTTACTTCTTTAGGAGCTGCGCTTATTGGTACTAAATCAGGATTGTTTGCTATTTCAACATTTGTTGCAAACACTCTTTCTTTTGTTACTTTATTATATGCATTTTTTTGAGCATCTTTTGAAGTTAAACCTAGCCTTATATCCGATTCTTTCTCTCTTACTTCTACTTCTTTTTCAGTAGGTTTAGGTTGTAGCATACCAATAGATTCCATAGCTTCTCTTTCGGCTGTATCTACTAAAGGCACAAGAGCTTCAGATTTTTTAGCAATAGCTTCAGATTCCTTAGTAATAAGAGATTCTTTTTCTTTTGCTGTTTCATAGTCAAGGTCACTTATACTTATTGCTTCAAATGTTTCTAAAGCTGGAGAACCTTTCATTACAGCAAGTCTTCCATTGATTATTGCCTGTCTATTCTTTGGGGTTTGAACTAATCCAGCAGCTAAATTATTAAATGTATTCAACTCTTTCGTAGATTGTTGCTTTAACTCCTCTCTATCTTTGATCATTTTCTGTAACGCAGCTTGACCACCTTGAACCGCACCTTGTGTAAATGCTCCTGCTACCGCTTGTGCTAGATTTGGTCTTTTCTTTACTTTAAACTTAAATGCCATTATTTTACCGCCTTTGTATAGTAAACGTGTTTTATGCCATCTATTTCTTTTACCGCATCTTTATTTACCTTTTCCACATCTTGCGCCATTAAACCAATTTGAGGAGTATTATCTCCTTTGTAATTAAAAAGATACACAGGTAAGCCATTATCTAATATACCTACTTGAGATATATTTTCTTTTGAATTTCTATCTGACAAAGAAGCTAAATAAGGAAGAGCTTTCGTAGCTAAAGCTGTACCTGCTGCAGTACCAGCTGCACTACCTGCGCTACCTATAATAGACTCCCACCATTCTGGTTGTTCGTCTAATCCCGCTTGTATCTGCGCTCTTCGAGTTTCTTCACCCATTGTAAATCTTTTCATTGCATCTTCTAAATTAGCAAGATTATACTCTGCCCCTATTTCTGTAGGTATAAATTCTGCTAATTGTTGTTGTGTTGTTGCTTGACTTTGCGCTATGTAATCTTGTAGGCTTCTTTGCCCTGCTTCTTGGACTTGCGGAGTTAGTGCCGACACTTGAGAAATATCGCCACCAGTACCCAAAATAGAGCGTTGTAGTTGACTTAAGAGTTGTCCTTGTTGTCTTGCTTGAATGTTTTCTGCGAGGTCTTCACGAATCCTTCCAGATTCTGTAATTCTTTCTTCAAATTTCTCTACACCTTCTTCTAACTCAAATCTTCTTTCTGCTGCTTTTAAATCTTCTTCAGAACCATAAGACTCTCCAGTAATATCGGATGTAAATGCGCTAGATTGTAATGTATTCAGTTCCGCTTCTGCTTCACGATTCATTATACCTACTGCTTGCTCTCTACTGACCCCTCCACCTATATAAGAAGAGATGCTATAATTTTTAACAACTTGACCTGTCTGCGTATCAATAATTTTAACTCCAGTTGTAGCTCCTGTAAAGTTTTTTGTTTTTTGTATTTTATATCTCATGTGAGACCCCTATAAGTTCTGTGATTGTTTTAATTCTGAAAAATACCAATGATCATTTAATTTTATAGATATATAGACTTTACCATTTTGTTGACATAAACCCATATCTCCTGGACTTCCTTCTGCATCTGTAAAAAAACCTTGCTTTGTATTTAACATAACATCTTGTTTTTTATCAAGTTCCGTAAATAATACATCTTCGTTGATTTCTTCTATCATGGATTACTTCCTAATAGGGCATAATCAATGTCTATTGAGTCTATTTCAAGGTTACTTGCAGTAGAAGTAATTTTAATCACCCCTGTTTTTCCTACTGCTGAAAATGTCTTAGAAGCTGATTGAATAGAATTTTGAGAAGGAAAATCTAAAGTAACAGTAGGAGATGAAACTAAAACTTGTTCTAGGTCTTGATCTAAATAAATTCTAAATCTCACTATAGAGGAAGCTTTATATACAACAGTAATTTTTGTAAATCGTTTTTGTACATCAGGTGAGTTAAAGTCAAAACGCTTTGTTTGTACAGTAGCCTCACTAGAATCTGCTGCGCCTGTATTAATCTCCTTTACTTTAATTGATATTGCCATTAGTCACCATGTGTGTATTGAGCGCGTAAATCGCTATTAATTACAAAATTACTTCTATTAACAGAACTACTAATTGCTCGTAAAACCCAACTTCCATTGTCCATATTCATAATATACATAGTAGTTGCATCATTATCAGGTACAAAGATTAATTCATTATCAATTCCATCGTATCCTAAGGCGGGTCTGTCCAATGTTAATGCTTGGTAATCTTTTTTAATGTTAAATGCTAACTCGCGTACAGAAGTATTGCTAACTACATGGATAGATTGTTTATTTGCGCAAACTAATCCTACTGGAGTTTCACAAACTGCATTTTTATGTACTGCACCTACTCCAGTAAAAACTCTTTCTATCTGATGTTTTTCATTTAACACATAGGTGTTTCTTGTTTTAAATACAAAAATCTTGTTTCGATATGCGATAATCTTAACAATCTCATCTCCGTCATTTCTCCCTACATCAAAATAACGTGTAGGCATAATCTCATCTAACTTATAAGGATCAGTATAATAAATTTGATTTCTTTCACGAGCGGTTTGCCCGTTTTCATCTGTAGTATCAATGTTAGCATAGTATGCTTTGTTATTTAGTATAGTGGAAGTATTCCATTTAATTTCATTTAAAGTGGTACTAGATGCTCTTCCTGTTAACGAATTATATGTTGCTAATTTTAATCCATCATAAGGAATCCACCAAGTAGCTACTTTTGTGGTGGAGGTGCTTGCGACATACGCTCTTGCACTACTGATACTAAATGCATCCGTGCCTGTTTGATTTCTTGTATTAACACAAGGAATTGCAGTAGTCTCTCCTGTAGTAATTTCACTACCAATAATAGTTTTAATATTACCGATACGCAAACAAGTATGTTCTATAATAAGTTTTATTTCCTCTTGTGTATTTAAACTATTAGATGGATATAAAAATACTAATTTATTTACTGAAAAATTAGATGGCATAGAACTTAATGTAATTTCAGCATCTGAATTATTTTCAGAAGAAATTGCAGCATAGTCATTACTCGTTCCACCATATGGCTCTAGACAAGGTATCCATCTACCATTATTAGGATTATTTGACCCTGCATCTTGATTAGAATATTCTGATAAAGGGCTATCTTTAAACCCACTATCTATATCTATTGTATCTACAAGATACCAATCTACATCATCTTCAGGATTCCAATAAATGTTAATTCCAGTAATTCTTGGATTTAAATCTGCTAATGATGATCCTGTATGCAATACTACTTGTATACCAGGACAAGTTTTTCCTGAGTTTTGTACTGCTTTTCTTGATTCAATTCCAATGTTTCCATTACTATCTCTTGCTAACGCAGATTCTTGAACATAGTCATAAAGAAAAGTAACAGTATAGCGATCATGTGTTTTAAATGTAACATCCGTTAAATCAGGAATTAAAACTTCATCTACATTAGAAACTCCACTAGGGAATGTAATATACAACCCTACTTCATTAGCAGCGTTAATATCATTAGATTGATCCCATCCATCATTTGTTCTAACAACAGTAGGAGGTGTTAATTGTGTATCCGTAATTTTCCAATCATTAATTACTGCTTGCATAGGCGGTTTCTTAAATGCATAGCCAGTTGTATAAGAAGATTCATCTGTTTTCCCTAATACATTTCTTTTAATATGTCCAAACCATTTAGTTTTATTAGAAAAACTACCATCTGAAATACGCAATACTTGATTATGCACTAAAAAATCATAGATAGGAGAAGAAGACCAACTTGTAGTAATATTACTAAATGATCCACCTGTCCCTGTAGAAGTATCTTGTCTTTTGAGAACTGTACCATTACCATATACCCACCATGTAGTAGATGTATCTGCATCACTTGCATCTTTTTCCGTTCTATATACAATTAATTCTGTTTGTACATCTGTACCTGAACCTGAAGCACTTACAATTTGTTCACCTTTCGGTCTTTCTATTCTTCCAGGTTGTTTATTAAGAACTTTTGTAAATTTAGTATACTGACTTTCAGATATATCAAAAGAGGATTTATTAGTTACTAACCCACCTGAAAAATTTCTTATTTGCAAACGAGGCATTAAAAGTCCTTGTAATTGATATTAAATTTTGGCTCACCTGCTCTACGCTGACGATCTAAAACTATTTTCTCCTTCCATTCATTCCATTCATTTTTAAAATAAGGAATTAAATTTATATCTCTTAATCTTTCTGCGACCTTCCATGATCCATAGTATACTAAACATTCATGGTATCGCGCATCTAGCATAGGAACATCACTACTACTAGACAATGCTGTAGGCAAGTGATAATAATATAATTTAATTTTTTTCCCCGAAGAAGGTCTAGGGAAAATACCAATATTAATATCATCAATATAGTATCCATATGCGCTAGGCATATTTAAAGATGCATTATCGCTAGAAATGTTATGTATCTGATCCATACCAATACGAGTCATTTTCTCGTCATCTAAATCCGCTCTATAAATACGAATTAAATTAGGAATTGCTGAACCTCCTCCAGGTGCGCCACTATTTTCATATACTTCCCATAAATCTAAATCGGTAACACCATTTCCGTTAAATAATGCATAAGTTAATCGTACAACTCCATTTAAAGTGGATGTGTCCGTAGTAGCATATCCATAAAAAAGATTAGCTTCATCTGCTAATAGGTTTTGACCTTTATTAATTAAATCAGTTAATACTGAATCTGCAACAACAGAGGTATCATCTACCCCTGTAATATTTCTAATTTCTGTTCTTATTTCTGTTAAAGTCATAAT